AGCTGCGCCCCGGCACGGCCGACAACGACGTGAACGCGATCATGTCCACCGCGGGCGGCCTGCCCGAGGGCTACATGGTCAACGACTTTCTGACGTCGGCCTACTCGTGGTTCCTGATGACCAACATCGACGGGCTCTCCTACATGGAGCGCATCAAGTTCGAGACGGACATGCAGGTGGACTTCGTCACCGACAACCTGCTGGTGAAGGGCTACGAACGGTACTCGTTCGGCTACTACAACTTCCGCTCGATCTTCGGATCGTTCCCGACCGCCTGATAAGGAGCCGCTCAACATGGGTATCACTCACCTGAGCGGGCTGGAAGTCGCCGGCATCCCCACCATGGGGATGTCCGGTCTTCCTCTGACCACCGGCAACGTCTACTTCGTCGACTACGTCAACGGAAGCGACGGCAACACCGGATCGGCGGACAGCCCCCTCCAGACGCTCTACGGAGCGCAGTACAAGATGACGGCCGGCCAGAACGACGTGGCCGTGATCGTCAGCGACGGCACGACAGCCTCCACCCAGCGCCTGTCGCTGGCAAACGCGCAGGTCCTGACGCCGGCGGCTACCGCCGGCACGCTCGTCTGGGCGAAGGACGCGTGCCACATCGTTGGCATGTGCGCCCCGACCATGGTCAGCCAGCGCGCACGCATCGCCCCTCCGTCGGGAACCTACACGATGGCGACCTTCGGGTCGGGCAACTTCGTGACGGTGTCGGCCTCGGGGTGCATCTTCGCGAACTTCTCGGTGTACAACGGTTTCTCGACCGGCGGTGCCAGCCAGATCGCGTGGACCGACAGCGGCGGCCGCAACTACTACTCGAACGTCCAGTTCGGTGGCGCGGGCGACGCGGCTTCGGCGCAGGCGACCACCAGCCGTTCGCTGCTGATCAGCGGCACCGGCGAGCACACCTTCGACGGCTGCGAACTCGGCCTCGATACCGTGGCGCGCACGGTGGCGAATGCCACCCTGCAGTTCTCGGGCGGCACCACGCGGAACACGTTCAGGGAGTGCAACTTCGTCTTCCAGACGAGCGCCACGACGCCTCTGGGCATCATCGTGGCGGCCGCTGCCGGCATCGACCGCTGGCAGAAGTTCGACCGCTGCACGTTCATCAACAACGTGGCCTCCACCTCGACGACCATGAGCGCCCTCGCGACGCTCCCGGCCTCGGCTGGCGGCCTGCTGCTGATGAAGGACTGCACCCTCGTCGGCATCACCGAGTTCGGCACCGACGCCACCTCTCGGGGCCAGATCTACGTCGATGGTGCCGCCGCTACGGCAGCCACCACCGGCATCGCCGTCAACCCGACGTAAGGAGCAAGCCATGAAGGCTCGTCATCGTAAGAGCGGCGGCGTGGTCACCGCCGACGTCAGCCCGCCGTCGCGTACCGCCGACGCCGAACCGATCCTGTCGGCGGCCCGGGAGCGCAAGCGCGGGGGCAAGACCGTCAAGATGTCCGGCAAGGCAGCCGCCATGCATGCCGGGCGCAAGCCGCGCAAGAGCGGCGGCCGAGCGGGTTCCAACATGAACCCGCTCTCCTCTGCGGCCTCGGGCACTCCGCCCACGGGCCATAAGGTCAAGGGCTGCTGATGCCGATGGCGGGGGCCTCGGCCCCCGCCTCTTTTTCCGAGGGACACATGGCCCGTAACCCGGCATGGCAGCGTCGCGAAGGCAAGGATCCGTCGGGCGGCTTGAACGCCACCGGCCGGGCGTCTCTGCGCGCCATCGGCTACAACATCAAGCCTCCCGTCACCGCGGAGCAGGCCAAGAGCAGCCCGGCGTCCGCCGCGCGCCGCGACAGCTTCCGCTCCCGCATGTGCGGGATGAAGGAGAAGCTGACGTCCCCCAAAACCGCCCACGATCCGAACAGCCGCATCAACCTTGCGCTGAAGAAGTGGGACGTGAAATGCTAGGAGCCCTGTAGATGCGCCCGATTACTGTCACCGCAGGTCCGCTGGCGTCCGCCGATGCCGACGGCATCGCGCAGGCCCAGAACCCCGCCGCCACCTTCACGCTGAACGGCGCCCTCGTCTCGGGCGGCGTAGCCCAGCTGGGAGCCCCCCGGCGCGTTCTGATCACCACGACCGCCAACGAGACGGGCGTCACCTTCACGGTGACGGGGACGAACAGGGCCGGCGACGTGCTCAGCGAGGCCGTGACCGGCGTCAACAACACGTCGACCTACACTGACCTCGACTTCTACACGGTCACCTCCGTCACCAACAGCGCGGCGCTGGCGGGTAACGTCACCATCGGCACCAACGGCGTCGGCGGCTCACCGTGGGTTATGCTGGACCCGTGGGCACTTCCAGCCGTTGCTGTTCAGATTAACGTCAACGGGACGGTCAACTACACCCTTCAGCAGTCGTTGGATGACCCCAACGACCCGACGAACCCCACAACCGCGGCCAGCATGACGTGGATTGACAGCGCCGACACCGCTGTCGTCGGGGCTACCACGGCGCAACAGACTAACTACGCTTTCACGCCCCGCTATGTTCGTGTTCTGCTGAATAGCGGCGGGGGTTCCGCGACGGCAACTATTATCCAGTCGGGGAGCGTGAGCCTGTGAGCGGGCTATCTCTTTCCGGCAGCGGCCTAACAATCACGCAAGCCGGCGGCGGCGGCGGTGATATTACTATCGGCACGAGCCCCATCGTCAACGGCACGACCGGGCGCATTCTGTACGATAACGCCGGGGTCGTTGGAGAACTGCCTGCGCCGACGGGGGCCATAGTCGGAACAACCGACACGCAAACGCTGTCAGCTAAGAGAATCGACCCGCGCGTATCGTCTACGGCGTCGGCGTCTTCAGTCACGCCAAGCATCGCAACGGCTGATGTTTACGTGTTTACGGCGTTGGCCGCTGGGCTCACTATAAATGCGGCAACCGGCGGAACCCCTCTCAACGGCGACAAACTTCTATTTCGGCTCAAAGATGACGGCACGCCACGACTTCTGACTTGGACCGTAGCAGGCTCCGGGTCATTCAGGGCCATCGGCGTAACCCTCCCGACTACGACTACCGCAAGCAAAGTGACTTACGTCGGATGCGTTTACAATTCAGACGAATCCTTTTGGGATGTCGTCGCGGTAACCACGCAGGCGTAGCATGATCAAAATTGAGTTTGAATACTCTACTGCATACGGGATTTTTAGAGACGCTTTACACTTGCCTGAAAACCACGACATGACCGACGCCGCAATAAACGCTTTCAAGGAGCAGCGCCGCGATAACTGGATTGCAATTGTAAGCGCGCCGTTACCGGAGGACCTTTAATGGCCGACAGGTACTGGGTAGGCGGCACCGGAACATGGAATACAACATCGACCACTAACTGGTCCGACACGTCTGGTGGAAGTAGCGGCTTCTCTGTCCCCACCGTTGCCGACAATGTGTTCTTTGATCAGGCAGGCACCTACACCGTCACGATGACGGGCGCGTTGGCGGGCCTCGACATCACCGTATCCGCCGGAACGGTGACGTTCGCCACAGGCACATCCCCAACGCTAAATATTCGTGGGTCAATGTTGCTGGCAGCCGGGACAATCTGGTCCAGCACTGGCGCGATAACTTTTTCATCGACCACCACCGGAAAAACAGTAACTACAAATGGCGTGACTATAAATGCCGCGATAACATTCAACGGTGTTGGCGGCGAGTGGACCCTCGGCAGTGCGCTGACAGTTGGAGGATCGGGAACGTCGGCGCTTTCAGCGGGCACGTTCGATACCGGAAACTACAACCTGACACTCGCCACGGGGGTGTTTCAACTTACCGGCTCGTCAGCAAAAACCCTGAATTTGGGTTCCAGCACGATATCTACGTCTGGGTATACCGATAACTCTACCGGAACGACAACGATTAACGCAGGCACGTCAGTATTGAATATTAGCTCAACCGGTACCGTAAATTTCAACAGCAAAACTTATTACGATGTGAATATTACTTCCGCCTCCAGCGCGCCTACCATGTCTAATCTAGGCACGTTCAGAAATCTGTCGTTTACGTCCGCAACTTTTAATTTTCGGACGTTGACTGTGTCTTCCCCTTTGGGGGCTACGGTCACGGGCACTCTTTCAATATCCACAGGTGCGTCACTCGCCAACCGGTCTTTCCTGCGTTCGGCTACGGTAGGCACCGCAGTAACGCTCACATGCAACGCTTTTTCCGGTGATAATGTTGATTTCCGCGATATTACGATTGCAGGCTCAGCAGCGCCTATTTCGGGGAGCAGCCTTGGCGACTGCAAAGGTAATTCAGGCGTCACATTTACCGCGCCGAAGACGGTGTATTGGAATTTGGCTGCGGGCGGTTTGTGGACAGCGACAGCGTGGGCGTTGACCTCCATCGGAACACCTTCCGCCGCTAACTTCCCGCTTCCCCAAGATACCTGCATCTTCAGCACAACGGGTCTGAATGACGGCGCGACGGTGACGTTCAATTCCGACACACCGCCGTATGTCGGAACGCTGGACATGTCGGCGCGGGTCGCGGCCATCTCCGACATGATTCTCTCCATATCGCCGGGCTCTACTTTTCCTGATTTTGGTGTGCAAATATATGGCAACCTGATATTTGGCACCGGCTGCTCGTTCACCGGCACCGCGTTTCGCCAGAGTTTTGGTTTTTATGGCCGAACAACTCAGTTGTTTACGTCTGCGGGAATTACTTCAACTGCAGGCGTGCTGGTAAACGCGCCCTCTACCATTGTTGAACTGCAAGACAATTTTACCTGTTCTAAGGCGTCTAACGATGGGGTGGCGGTAGTTCGGGGTACGTTTGACGCGAACGGCTTCAACGTCACGCTGACGGACGCGGCGGGGGGCGTCCGAGCCGATTCCGGCACAGCCACACGCGCAATCGTCATCGGGTCCGGCACATGGACAATCAGCGGCACCGCGCCGTGGACTGTGACCTCCTCCGGAATGACCACCACCGGCACAGGCACTATCGCGCTAAACTCTGCATCGTCCAAAACTTTTGCCGGGGGCGGCGGCGACTACAGCGGGATAACGGTGGCCAATGCGGGGGCCGGTGCGTTGGTCGTCACCGGCAGCAACACGTTCGGGACGCTTTCCAATACTGTTCAGCCGACTACGTTTTCGTTTACGTCGGGCACGACGCAGACCATCGCCAACTGGAGTGTGAGCGGAACGGCGGGGAATTTGGTTACAATACAAAGCGCCACCGCCGCGTCTCATACATTGTTCAAGAGTACGGGGACTGTCAGTGCTGACTACCTGACCATCAGCAGAAGCACCGCCACAAGCAGCGGCGCTACGTGGTATGCTGGCGCTAACAGCACCAACGGCGGCAATAATTCTGGTTGGGTGTTCACGGCCCCCCCGGCGGGAACTTCCGACGGTAACTTCCTCATGTTGTTGTAGGAGAGGAATACCCGATGACCACAAGCGGCACCTACACGTTTGACCCCTCTCTCGGCGAGCTGACGCTCTACGCCTTCAATCTCTGCCAGATCAGGCCGACGTCGCTCGTGCAGGAGCACATGCAGAGCGCCCGTATGGCGACGAACATGATGCTGGCGACGTGGTCGAACCAAGGCGTCAACCTGTGGGCCGTCGACCTCGTCACGACGCCCGTGACGCAGGGCGTCTCGACGTATGCGGTCGACGCCAACACGGTCATGATCCTCGACGCCTACATGGTGACGACAGACGGCGGGTCGAACACTGACCGTATCATCATGCCCGTCAGCCGCACGGAGTACGCCTCGTACCCGAACAAGGCGCAGCAGGGCTTCCCCACGTCTTTCTGGTTCGACCGTCTCATCAGCCCGACGGTCACGCTCTGGCCGGTGCCGGACGGTTCCAGCACGTCGACGCTCAAGTATTACCGCGTGCGCCGGCTGCAGGACTCGGAGTTCTCAAGCGGGCAGACGGTCGAAATCCCGTACCTGTGGCTCGAAGCCTTCGCTGACGGCCTCGCCTACCGGCTCGCCAAGGTGTGGAACCCGCAGATCGCGCAAGGCCTCAAGGCGGTCGCCGATGAGACCTACAAGATCGCAGCGGATCAGAACATCGAAACTGCGCAGCAATACATCTCGCCGCAACTGGCGGGCTACTACCGGCCGTGAGGTGACACATGGGATACGCATCACGGTCGGGAAGGGCCAGAACTAGCCCGAGCAATCCGCAGGCTCACGCGATCTGTGATCGCTGCGGTTTCCGCTACAACCACATCAGCCTCGCTTGGCAATTCGACTGGCGCGGCACGACGCTGCAGAACACGCGCGTCCTCGTCTGCCGCAAATGCAACGACGACCAGCAGCAGCAGCTGCGCTCCATCGTGATCCCTGCGGATCCGGTGCCGATCCAGAACCCCCGTGTTCAGGACTTCGTCGCCGCGTCCACGACACGCCGCACGACCAGCGGTCAGGACACCGTCGACTTCTGGACGGGCATCCCGATCCCCGGCAACGACGGGCGCATCACGCAGGACGACGACACCCGGGTGACGCAGCAGACCGGCGCCGCCCCGGGGAGCCTCAACGAGCAGCCGGGTACCGACCCCAACGCTCCGGGCGACGACGATCCGGGCCTGCCCTACAACAACACTGACGTGCCTGAAACAGGGCCGCTGACGTAATCGGAGGGTTTAACTTTGTCGGCCATTCAAATTCCCAATCTGCCTGTCGCCATTGCCTTGAACGGCGGCGAACTGCTTGAGGCTGTGCAGGCAGGGGTATCGGTCAGGATAACGACAGCTCAACTTGGAGTTTTACTGAACGCCATGGCAACAACAACCATCCTCGGCCAATACAACATCAGCCTGCCGTCCTACTCGGACGGCGGCTCCTCAACTATCCAGACGGACGTCAACGGGCGGCTGTTGATAGTCGGTGGGGGCACCGCTGGTTCGCCTTCGGGAGGCATTCTTACCTCGCAAGGCCTCGCCTACACTTCGTCGAGTACCTTCACGCGCCCGAACAACACGACGGCGTACGGTGCGGGCGACGTGGTAGGCTCCTTGGTGGCGGCGATGACTTTTGCGACCATCGGCCCGTCAGGCGGCGGCGGTGTCCTGATCACGAAGGCGGAGTTGCAGATCGACACCGCTTCGCTCCCCGCGGGCATATCGAACTTTGCGCTGCAGCTCTACAGCGTAACGCCGCCTTCGGCTCTGGCAGATGCTGCTGCGTGGGATTTGCCGTCGGGCGACCGCGCCAGCTACCTCGGCTCTATCCCCCTTGGCACGCCGGTTGATCTTGGCTCGACCCTCTACGTCAAGACCACAGGCATCGACGAGCAGTACCGCATCCCTTCGGGCGGGGCCTTGTTCGGGTACCTCGTAACCTCAGCGGCATTCACGCCGGAAGCCGAAACAGTCTTCACGATCAAGCTTTCTTCGATTGGCGTCTAATCGTGCAGCCGACCATCAGACGCCTCCTCTTTAAAGCCGGCCCCGGCTGGCTCGTCTCTGGTGTCGGCGTAGTCACGAGCCTGCGCCAGCTCGGGACGGTCCTGAACGCCAATCCCTCGGCCGATGTTACGATGCGGGGGAACTACAACGCCGTGCGCGACGGCGTATTTACAGCCGGCGGCGGCATCATCTCGTCTGTCTACACCGGCACATTCGACGGCGGCGGATACACGATCTCCAATATCACGGTTCTCAACTCGTCGCCCAGCGCCAACGATGGCCTGTTCGCTAATATCGGTTCAGCCGGCGTTGTAAGGGACCTCACAATCAGGGGTTATTTCGCGCTCACCAACGTCAGTCTGGTGGGGTATCTCGGCCCGATGTTCGTGAACGGCAATAAGATCGGATCGCTTGCCGCGATAAACAACGGTTTAATTGAGAACTGTAGTTCGACTGCGACGGTCATTTCGTCAAGCAGCGGTTCCAACAACGGCGGCCTTGTCGGCTTGAACAACGTGACGGGCCAGATCATTGGCGGCGAGTGCAACACCAACGTCTCGCTGACCATCGACGGCTTCAACACCTATCTGGCTAATTGCTGCGGCCAGAACTGGGGTTTGATCGACGGCGTCATCGTTCGCTCTGGTAGCTGCTTCGCGCCTAGCGGCAACATGAGCCCCGGTGTCACGAACTTCCTTGGAACCAATGAAACGACCGGGGCTTGGCAGGGCGTCATCTTTGGGGCCAACGGCAAGAACGAAGGCGAGGGCACGCTCAACACGGCAATCGTGCAGAACTGCGAGACTTACATCGATGTCGTCGGCTCCACGAGCGTCAACGTGGCGAACTATGCTGGCGCGTTAGGTGGCATCAACCTAGAAGGTCAAGTTCTTGACAACGAGGCATTCGGAAGTGCGTCGGGCGCTGCCGATGTCGGTGGCCTTCTGGGGCGTCAGTCTGAAACCAACTCCTTGGCTGCGCGGAACATCGCGCGGGGCAACGCGGTTGGTATAGACGACCGCGTCGGCGGTCTTGTTGGCGACAACTACGGAACGCTGTCTGAGAACTGGGCTCTGGGCAACGCAACCGGCGTCCAGAACGTGAGCGGTGGCGTGGGCCTCAATCGGTCGAGCGGCGTCATCGACCACTTGGAGACGTTCGGTGCCGCGACAGGCAGTATTCGTGTCGCGGGTGCAGTCGGACAAAATCAGGCTGGCGGCACGGTCGATCAGGCTTTGGTGTTCGGCACATCTTCGGGAAGCTCTGGCACGAATGCCGTCATTGGGCTAAACAACGGCACGATCACGAACAGCGCATATTGCATCGAGAGCGTCGGTAGAACAGCGACGGTAACGGGCGTGGAGGCCAAAACTGAGGCCCAACTTCAGGCCGGGCTGCCAACTGGCTTCGACAGCAAGTGGTCGATCACGGGCGGCACCACGGGAGGGTTGCCCTACCTGAACACGGTCAGCCCGGCCCCGCCCGCGCCGACCATCCCGACCTATCCGCAAATTCTGTTCATCGGCAACGCCGCGACGCAAGGCAGCGCCACCGTCTCAATGCCGGCGGGCATACAGTCGGGCGATTTCGCGGTGCTGTACGATCTGGCGCAGAACACTACGACATCAGGCCCCGCAACCGCGTCTCCTGCGGGCTGGACGGTTTCACAGAACAGCGTCAACACAAATACTCACGGCACGCGCCAGATCGTTTCCTACAAGGTTCTGGATGGCACAGAGACGACGCTGACCGGCATGGCAGCGGGCACGCGCGGCACCATGAAGGAAATCTATGTTTTCCGGGGAACCGCTGGAACGACGTGGACAATTACCGGCGCAAACAACCAGACGAACGGTGCCGGCACCGGCATCGCCGCGCAGGTAAAGAACGGCGGCGTCGCGCCGTGCGTATATGTTGGTCGTGGCGTTTCAGACGGCGGCACCTTCGCTAATCCGATGATTACGGGCGGCGACGACGCCGGATATTTGTTTTCGGATGCTACCCTGATCAGCGCCTCTGCCTACCGGACCGATTCCGTCTCAACTACGCAGCGGTTTTTCACAGGCGACGTGACGAACGGTTGCGCCACGGCGTCTTTCGTGGTGTCCCGGTCGTGAGCGCCCGCAGCGACGGCAAGCCCCTGTGGTGGGTCCGTCCGATTGTCGACGGATTCGGCTATACTGACGACGGGACCGGCTCGCATACACTCAGCGCGCGGCTGGTCGGGTGGCTGGCCGAACTGGCTCGCGCGCCGTGATCACCACGCCAACCCTGTCTTTCGTGAGGGACGTTATGAGTAACCGCAAAAACGGCCAACCCCTTTGGTGGGTCCGCCCGATTATCGACGGGCATGTCGACGATAGCGCCGGCCATGTATTCACCGGCACGGAGGCGGAGATGATCGCGCACATCAGCAGGCTGCACCGGGAATCCGGAACACAGCACGCCGCGGTGAGTGTTGGCGCGCGATAGATAGCCTGCGCATAAACAAGTCCCCGCCTGTACAGCTCCCTCTGAGGATCTCATGAGCACGAACCGGAAGGCCTTCTTCGACGGCATCCGCCCGGACCTGTTCGGCGGCACGCTTACGCAGGATCAGGTGAACGGCATCGACGCCATCCTCGACGAGTGGGAGGCGCGCAAGCTGACGGAC